AGTTGATGGTACTAAGTCTGATGATATAACAGCATTAAGTCACGATATTTTCAATAATATTTTAGAAAAATTTACAAAAGATAAACTAATCAGGAAAAGACCTGAGAATATAAGAAAAACATTTCAATTGGTAGACTAGTCAATGAAACTGGTTACAGCAAAACCACCCTTATATCCTAATATTACTGTAGACGAGATTCATTCTTGTTTACCACATTTGTATGAACCAGATGCTAAAGACAGAAGAGTAGCTGATAGTTTTTATTTTAAAGGATCAACCTCTTTTGAGGATGAGTTGTGTGATTATTTAGGAACTAAGCATTGTTTTGTTACTAATTCTGGGTATACTTCTATATTTTTAGCATTATTAGCTGCTGGAGTCACTAAAGATGATGAAGTAATTACTACTCCTATATCTTGGGGACAGACTTTATCTCCTATTGTACATATAGGTGCACTACCTGTATTTGCAGATATTAATCCTGATACTTTTCAAATATCATATGATGCTATTGTAGAAGCCTATAGTCCGAGAACTAAAGCTATACTTATAGTTAATTTATACGGTGCTTGTCCTGAATTACATAAAATACGTGCTTTTTGTGATGAACATGGTCTTATAATGATTGAAGATTCTGCACAAAGTATGGGTAGAAAATATGAAAAAAACTTTACAGGTACTATAGGACATATAGGAGCTTTTAGTTTTAATTCTGGTAAATTACTACCTATAGGGGGAGCAGGAGCTATTGTTACTGATTCTGAAGATTTATATCATAAGATTATATACTATGGATCTAAATCTACTCATAAAAATAAAATAATAGGACATACTGATCTTTCTTTAGAAGGTTTAGATTATACTTTTTTGTGTCATCCTATTTTACAAGAAATAGGTAGAGTTAAACTAAATCAGTTAGACGAAATGAATGAAATACGACAAAATAATATGAAGTTCTTAAGAAAAGAATTGAGTGATATTAAGTCTATTCAACTACAGACTGTTAATAAAGGTTCAGATATACCTGTATATATATTTAGTTTTAAAAATTTAGCGCCTATCAAATTAGACAAGTTATTTGATCTATTTAAAAAATTTAATATTCCAAGATTTACTTATAATCCTAAACCTTTATGTGATATATCTAGTAATAGATTTCCTTGGTACACACCATTTATTGGTTCGTGTCCTAATGCCACTGATTTATGTTCTAAAGAAGTATGTATTACCAGTTATAAATGGATTACCGAACGTCAGGATTATTTAAGACAGTATTCAGATGCTTTTCATTATTGTTATGAACAGCTGGATAAAAGACTATAACTAACTTTAACATAAGGAAAAATAAATGGAAGTAGCACTAAAAGCAGAATTACGCAAAGAAATCTCACGTATCGTAGATCTCATGATTCAAGGTGAGGCAATTAGAGAGTCTATTAATGAACTTAAAAAAGATATTAAATCAGAATATGCTATTCCTGTAGCAACTATAACTAAAATTGCTACCATTGTTCGTAAAGAGAATATGGAAGAAGAACAAGAGAAATGGGAAGAAATTAAAGAATATGTAGAAGCCTGTCTCTGATAAGTTTTGCTAATTTTTTATGAGATTTTGCCCCAGCATGAGAATTGTCTGGGGCAAAATCTTTATGTTTTTCTATATCTAAATGAAACTCTATATAATCATCTGTTAGCTCTGCTAACATAGGTTGCAAATGTGGAAAACAACAATGATGAATAATAGGTATATTAGCTCTTTTAGCTATAAGTATTTGTTTAGCTACTGCACCACTCCATAGACGTTGTACTAACTCTGGCTCTGAAAAATATAACATACCTGCTGCGTGCCACGCTGCTTTATGTTCTTTAGTATTTCTTGTATTACTTAATATTTGTTCTGATAGAATCCAATTTCTATAATACTTTTCATTCTTAAGAACATGATTAGCAATTAAAAAACCTTGCTGACATTTATTTCTTACATCCCATACTTCCCATCTATATTCACTGGTATGACCTACCACAATCAAATCAGGTTTTAACTTGACAGCTTGTTCAATTTGTGTTGTAATAAGGTATTCAGAAGCCCCACTTTGGGCTAAATTAGTAATACTCTTACTTAATAAATAAGGATATGCTTGAGTTTGTTTCTCAAGTCCTTCTCCTTTTGTAAAACTATCTCCGCAGGCAATAATGAACATAAATAATGAAATCTTTGTAGTAGGGAACTCTTGGTCAATACCAAGTGATAAAGCACCTATTCCTGCCTTTGACCAATTAGGTCTTAAAAATCGTTGGGAAAAATTAGGAATAACTTTAGATGCTCAAGCTGAGTATATCATAAATAATGATCTTGTCAATCGTTATAAAGTTATTTGGCTAATAGGACATCATCATAGAGCAGATCCTAGAGCTAATGGTGAATATTTACTTCCTTATGGGTGGGGAAGTGAAAATGATGTGTGGGGTAAGTTAGTACAAGACATTTGGTTTAAAAAAATTACACGTATGGCTTGGTACAATAGAACTAATTCTTTATTTGTAAAAGCAGTATTAGGTGAAGCAAATGCAGAAAATTTAATGTTAATTCCTATATATCGTCCAAATATTATAGATCAGCCTATGATAAAAGATCATCCTTGTGTGTGGGAATATTACTTAAGAGACTTAACAGATGAGTTTGCTGATGGAGAAGGTCATATAAACCAACATGGACATAATCATTTTGCTATTAGATTAGCATCGGAGGTACAAGAAAGATGGAAGATTACATTGCAGAAGAGTGGTCAGACGCAGTTGAAATCGGATTTTCTGAAGAGATAGCTAAAAAAGCTGATAAAATAGTAAAATATTGTACGGCTAACTATATTAAACATGCTCATCAATGGAAATGTGATTTTGCAGGAAAACCTGCAATACTATTAAAGCCTGGTGAAGGTTATGAGTGGCATTTTGATAACTTAGATTTTGCACAAAAACGATTAACTACTTCACGTCCTGGACGCTTCTGGACTCATATGATTTATCTTACAGAAGGTAAACCTTTTGAATTAGGTAGTTGGAATCCAGAAGGTGCAAGAGTACAAGAAACAGATTTTTCTGCTCCTGAACCTGATAATATAATAGCAAGAATATATCCTAAACCAGGAAAAACAGTATTATTTCCTTGTTTTATGGTACATAGAATACAACCTTTAGTAGATAATTATAGATGGGCATTTGTAGATTTTATAGATACTCCTAATTATTCTACTAAAACTAAAGCAGATTTAACTTCGATATTTAAAAGGTACTTTGATGAACATACTAGGAGTAAGTTGCTATCATCACGATAGTGCTGCAGCAAATATAAAAGATAATGTAATACTTGGGGCTTCTCAAGAAGAGCGTTTTTCTCGTATTAAATATGATAAAAGTTTTCCATTACACACAATCAACTGGTTAAAAAATGCTTATGAAGATTTTGATTACGCTGTATTCTATGAACAAGAAACTTATAAAAGATTTAAAAGAGATATAAGAAATATATCAAAAGCCAAACCTATATTGATAGATCATCACGAAGCACATGCTATGAGTTCTATAATCACAACAGACTGGGACGAGTGCGCAGTAATGGTTATAGATACTGTAGGAGGTAAATTTTCTACTTCATTAGGAGTATATTCTAAAGGTAAGTTTACTTGGTTAAGACGTATGCGTTATCCCAATTCTTTAGGATTATTTTATAGTGCAGCTACAAGATTTTTAGGATTAAAACCTTTATCTGATGAGTCTCAAGTAATGGCAGCCGCGGCTCATGGTACTCCCAAGTGGTCTAAATTTATTAAAGATAATATTTTACATTATGATTATGAGGGAGGGTATACAGTATTACAAGACTTAGAACGTGGTATGGGCTATGGTACTTTAGATTGGGATATTGCTGCTTCTGTTCAAAATGTTACTCAAACAATTATTTCTAATATGGCAAGTTGGTTACAACAAGAAACAGGTATGAATAAACTTGCCTATGCAGGAGGATTAGCTTTAAATTGCGTAGCTAATACTGAGATTATAAAATGGACTAATTTTATTGATATAGCAATACAACCTGCAGCAGGCGATGCAGGTTGTGCTTTAGGAGCGGCTGCACTAATAGAACGACCTATTACATTTACTCCTTATTTAGGTATTAGATCCAGTAGACAGATGGCTCCTGAAGAATATGCTAAAAAAATTATAAACAACGAAATAGTTGCAGTAATAGAAGGGCAAGCTGAGTTTGGACCACGAGCCCTTGGAAATCGTAGCTTGCTATGTTTGCCTACTGATGCTAATATAAAAAAGTTAAATATATTAAAAGACAGAGATAAAGATTCATGGAGACCCTATGCTCCAATTTGTCAAAAAGAAGAAGCTCCTAATTGGTTTCATATAATTAAACCTTGTCCTTATATGTTACATATAGCTACAATTAAAAAAGGCCCATTTACTACTTATGATAATTCTGCGCGACTTCAGATTATTGATAAGAACTCCAATACTTTTTTGTGGTCTATATTAGATATGCTGAGACAAAGTGGGCATTCTATATTAATAAATACAAGTTTAAATAGTAAAGGAAAACCTATTGTCAATACCATGGACGACTTTAAAGAAATACAATTACACCACGGATTGTGCTACTGATACTTTACCTACGGGCAGAACTTATCACACACCTGATGGATCTTATCCAAGTATAACTACTATATTAGGAAAAACTTCTGATCAAACATGGCTTTTGAAATGGAAAGAACGAGTAGGTGAGGAAGAAGCTGCTCGTGTATCTAAAGTAGCTACGGATAGAGGAACTTTAGTACATGAATATGCTGAACGTCATTTTAATGGTGAAGATATATGGGATGAGTTATATAAAGAAGCTGTAGATGTTATTCAGATGAGTCGTGACTTGATTCGCGCCACTGAAAAAGGTGTAGAAGAGATTTGGGGCCAAGAGCAAGTCCTATGGTCTAATAAATATAAGTATGCAGGTAGAACTGACATGGTAGGTATATGGAGAGGAAAACCTACTATTATTGATTTTAAAACTTCAAAGAAAAAGAAAAGTAATAAACAAATTACTGATTACTATATTCAGGGTTGTGCTTATGCTATAGCACATAATGAAATGTATGGTACTGGTATACAAGATGTAGCTATTATTATGACTATTGATAACGATAAACCTATTATTTTTGAACAAAGTGCTATACCTTTTCTACCTTTATTAAAGAATAGGAGAATGTCTTTTGACAAACTGCAAGCAGATACCCCTTCCTAAGTTAGGTAAACAAGATTTACAAAAGATTATTTCTTTTTTTACAATGGGTCATCATTTATTTGATGAGAGATACGGTCATCATGCTTGGAAATCTTTTGATATTGTAAAAGGAGGAAGTACTTCTCCTATGATAAAACATTTTCCAGGTATTGTAAAATGGTTAACCACTTGTAACAAACATACTGCCGTAAGAGATATAGAACATTTATATCTATCTATTCTTATGCCTAGAAATCAAATACCTTGGCATGTAGATATGCAACAAGCAGATGTTTATGCTAATAGTATTATAACTTCTATATCTACCGCTAATAGTTTTATAGAGTTTGAAAATGATAAACAATATCATTATAGAGAAGGCTATAGTTATTTAATTAAAAGTGGTGTTAAACATCGCATTATGAATTTAAGTGATGAATATAGAGTAACTCTATGTTTAACACCTAAGGAGAACCCCTATGCTGACATGGCTTAAAAATAAATATGAAGATTGGAAGTTTGAACGTGCTTTTCAAGCAAGAAAAAAAGAATTAATGAAAATTGATCCTTTTATATATGATTTACCAAATTCACCACAAAATAAGATTGATAATAATGACAACCAGAAGAATTAGAAAAGATTTACGAATATTTCTTGAAGATAGAGAATTAACAGTTAAGGAAAGAAGTTTTGTATCAGGTTGTTTAAAAGCGCAACAAAAACATCCACAACTAACATCTAGACAATGGCAAATTGTATGTGAGATAAAAGAAAGATATAAGAATGTCGAAATATCTAAATAAGTTAAAAAGAATTTTAGTATTAACTCCTGATGGTATAGGTAGCACTTTTTTTCAAAGATCTTTAACTTTGTATTTAAATTATCATGGATGCCCTACTAAAAACTATCATGATTTATGTAATTTTACTACAGATTTAAGTGTATTAGTACAAACTCTTTCAACAGACAGAACAAGTACTATAGCTCGATGTTCTCCTTATAGATCTACAGAATTTCATGATAATACTCAAAACTATTTAAAATTTTGTGCTTATTTTTTTACAGATATATATGTAATAGATAGATGTTCTTTTGAATCAGCATTAAGTTATAGAAATACTCACGCTAATACAGGTGTTTTAAATGTTTATAGTAAAGAGCAATACATAGAAAATAAAAATAAAGAATCTTGGAGTATACGAGATGATAAGTTTAAACAAACTTTAAAATACTTTGAGGATTTTTATCTATGGGTTGACAAATATTTTCCTGATCATAAAAAAATTAACTATATAGACTTAATAAGTGACACTGATAATTTATTTAAAAAAGAATTTAACGTATATTCAAACAAAGAGTTATCTATTGTAGAATATAATAAATTTAATACTTTAAGAGTTAGAGATAAAGATTTAAGTTCTTATTCTAACGATCAATTATTAAAATTTATGGAAATTACTGACTATTTACAGTATTTAACACGATATGATTTATTAGTGGCTGATAATAGATTTCCTATTAAAAAAATAACACTAAAAGAAAAGATAGCTGAGATAACTAATTTTGAACATCTTTTAGATATTTATAATAAATATCCTTCAAATCACTTTGAAAAAGTTACTAAACAAGATATAGAAGATAGAATAAAACTAGAGCAAGTACTGTGGACTATTTAAATTTTAGTTATAGGTCTTATATTAAAGAATCTGAATCAGGTATGGATAATTACCATGGTTATAAACAAGGTCATCCTACTATAGATAGTCCTTTACCATTTATAAAGTATCCTTATCCAGTATACTATAAATATAATTCAAGAGGTTTTAGAGGTCCAGAATGGCCAAAAGATTTAAGTGATGTAATATGGTGTTTAGGTGATAGTTTTACAGAAGGTATAGGTGTTCCTTTTGAACATACCTGGCCTTCTATACTACAAACCAAAACTAAAAAACATTGTATAAACTTAGGTATAAATGGTTCTGCTAATCGTTTAATTTTAAATATTGCTAAACAAGTTATTTCAAAGTATAATCCTAAGTATATGGTAATTATGTGGAGTCACCAAAATAGAAGATATGAAGATCCTTGGACTTTTATAGATTTTGATCCAACAGCTAATGACTATGATGATATGAAAGAATTTCTGAGTTGTTATAAGGAAGTTAATAATCTGTGTTCTAATATATATAATACAATAATACCTATAATTGATATATCTGATTATAAAGATTTAGATGCATTACTATATACACATACTATGTTAGATGTAGCCAGAGATAGCTGGCATTTTGATTATTTAACTGCAGAACCTATAGTAGAGTCTATTATATCTCATTTTAACTTTACTAACAAAGAAAAGAGATAACTATGGCTAGAAAACCAGTAAGTAAAGCAAAAATGCCTTGCAACAAAGCTAAACGTACACCGGGACACCCTAAAAAGTCTCATATAGTTAAGGCTTGTAAAAATGGTAAAGAGAAGATTATTCGTTTTGGAGAGCAAGGAGCCAGTACTGCTGGTAAGCCTAAAGCAGGTGAGTCTAAAAGAATGAAAGCAAAACGTAAGTCATTTAAAGCTCGTCATGGTAAAAACATAGCTAAAGGCAATATGTCTGCAGCTTATTGGGCGAATAAAGTAAAATGGTAGTTATACAAGGAAATAATGACAAGTATACTCTACTTGCACAGGACTTAGTACAACAATATAAAATACCCTTTAAATTTGAATACAAAGAAACAGAAGACGGACCAGAGGTCTTTTTTCATAATAGATATATAGGCGGATACGCTGAATTAATTAAAGAAATAGAAGATACAATAGGAGGATATGGAGACAGTGGATTTTGATTTTAAATTAGAACACGTAGAAACTATACTACATAGAAATGATGCTCATGAATGGTATGATGCTATGGTTGAAATGCTACCTAAATATCAAATTGATACACCTAAACGAGTAGCAGGATTTATCGCACAAACAGCACATGAAAGTGCAAGTTATAAAACAATTACTGAGAATCTAAATTATTCCGCAAAAGCACTTGACGCCATTTTTGGAAAATATTTTAAAAGGGCAGGAGTAGATGCACAAGAATACCACAGACAACCGGAAAAAATTGCTAATCGTATCTATGCTGATCGTATGGATAATGGTAGTACTGCATCTGGTGACGGTTGGCGTTTTCGTGGTGGGGGTATTCTCCAACTAACAGGACGATACAACTACACTCAGTTTGGAAAAACCGTAGGAATGTCGGCAGAAGAAGCAACTGATTATGTGCGAACACCAAAAGGAGCTATAGAATCAGCTTGTTGGTTTTGGACTGCTAATAATATTAATAAATACTGTGATAAAAATGATATTGTAGGCATGACAAAACGTATTAATGGTGGTACAATTGGTTTAGCAGATCGTAAAAAACATTATGCTCATGCTTTAGCAGTATTCGGTGGTAAAGTTGAGTTTGATGATGACACAGATGATTCTACTTATAAATTACTACGTAAAGGATCTAAAGGATCAGGTGTTAAAAAACTTCAAGAAGCTCTTGGTCTAGAGGCAGATGGAGATTTTGGTCCAGGCACTGAGGCTGCTGTAAAAGCATGGCAGCGAGAAAATAAATGTACACCTGATGGGATAGCAGGACCACAAACACTTGGTAAAATTTTTGCATAGATAAAAAATGTTTAGTTTATATTTTACAGATTGGTATAGTAAAGGTGTACCTATTGCTAATGGTCAGGCTATACTTGACTCTTTGTCCGATAAAATATATCGTACAAATACAGGTAAAAAACCTATAGGTAAGCACTTTTTTAATAAATCTGAGTTTGAACAAATGTGTAGAATATCAGGTAATAAATATACGTATGTTGATACTTTTGTAGATAATTTTATATTTTTAATAGGCTATGAACTTGATACTCCTGGTTCAAAAAATAGACATTATAAACACTGGGAAAATTTGTTAGTTCCTTTATCTTCTATACTCACTACTAAAATAATTACTGCTATAAATACTAAAGGATATTTAGTATTTACTGATAATGAAGGTTGGTTACAAATGCCTGATATTCTTAGGCAGCAAGCTATATCTTTAGGAGTGAATCCTAATAAAATTATATATATCACTGCTGATCCTAATTCTAATAGTTTGAGAGATATATATTGGAATTATCAAGAAGAGTATTGTTTTTGTAAAGTAATAGAAGAAAATAAATATTCCACTGTAAAAGATATTAGTAATATTAAACCTACAGTATTATTTACTTCTTTAGTAGGTACTGCTAATCCAAGTAAAATAGAATTTCTTAATAAAATTATAGATAATAATTTATTTATGGATGGTAAGATAAGTTTAATAAAAGTTAAAGATAGATATAAAAAATTATTAAATAATGATTTATTAAAGAAACATCCTATAATTATAGACTCTTCTTTAGATTACTTTCCTAAGTTTACTAATACATTGACTTTAGGAGCATCTTCATATATTAATATTGTACACTCATCAGATACTCAGTATGAACCCTATATGCCAAGTATAGTAGTTTCCAATAATGATTTATTTACTTCAGTAATATGTAAAAGACCTTTTATTACTGTTTGTTATTCTAAAAATAAATTAGAATATGTAAAACAGTTAGGATATAAGACTTTTAATAGTTATTTTGATGAAAATTATGATAATATAGAAGATAAACATCATAGAATAGATACAATTATTAATTTACTAAAAGATTTAAAAACTACAGACTTAGATAAGTTACTATTGTCTATGCAAGATACTTTAGATTATAACTTTAATCATTTTTTTAGAAAAACCAATAGAAGTTCTCATATCGCAGTTAAAAAACTTAATGAGATAATAAATGCTGACTAAGATATTAAATACATATAATTCATATATAGATATAAGAGGAACTATATCAACCTACATACCTAATAGTCCTATAGTAGAATGGAATTTAATATATTCTAAAGAAAAAACTGTGCGAGGTAATCATTATCACCCAGAATATGATGAATATATGATTATAGTATTAGGATTAGCTACTTTTACAGAATATAATGATATTGGTATTACTACTATTAATACTCCTCCCGGTACTGTTTTGTATATACCGGCATATACGCCTCATTCATCTACTGCTATAACTGACTATCAGTTTATTAGCTTACTTACAAAAAAATGGGATGAGTGTGATCAACCCATAATAAATATAGAAAGTACACAATGAAAATATTAGTAACAGGCTCTGAAGGGGTAGTTGCTCAGCAGGTAATACCTTTTTTATTAAAAACAGGACATACTATAGTAGGTGTAGATAATTTATCTAAGCATAATGTAATTAAAAATACAGGTAATTATACTTTTATTAAGGGTGATTTAACAGACTCTGCTTTTACTAATTCTTTATTTAAAGAGTCTTATGATTATGTATTTCATTTTGCGGCTATGATATATGGAGTACTATGGTATAATAAACATCCAGCAGATGTTTTATCTAAAAATATAGCTATGACTGCTAATATCTTAAATAATTATCATAAGATAGATAAGATGATATATATATCATCTTCTATGGTATATGAACGCTCTGTAACACTTCCTAATCGAGAAGAAGATACAGATACCATACCAGTAATGGGCAGCTCTTATGGGTTATCAAAATATGTATGTGAGCGATTGATAATAGATTATAATATACAGTATGGGTTAGATTATTTAATATGGAGACCTTTTAATATATTTGATATTGAAGAAAAAGTATATAAAGAGGTAGGTATGGGTCACGTATTCTCTGATTTATTTAAAAAAATAGTAATAGATAATCAACATCCTCTTCAATTATTAGGTGATGGAGAACAACAACGTTCTTTTATAGATATTCGAGATGCTGCTTATGCTATAGCTAATTTTTCTTTAGACCGTAAAGCAAATAATACTGTGTATAATTTAGGAACTGATAAAGCCATAACTATTAAACAGTTATCTATGCTTATCGCAGATGCTGCTAAGTCATTAGGTATGTTATCTTTAGATTATGATTTAGAGTTTAAAACTACTAAAGTACATAAGCATGACGTTAAAAAAAGAGTTCCCGATACTAATAAATTATTTATTGATTTTGGGTGGGAACCTACTATAAATACTGCAGATTCAATAAATAACTATTTATCTAATTCAGGATTTAAAGGTGTTTAATACTGTTATAGATTTTGAAAATAAAATAGCAAACTTTTTTGGTGCTCCCTATGCTGTAGCAGTAGATTGTGCTACTCATGGTATAGAGCTATCTTTAAGATTGACCACCCCTATTACTATTTATTGTCCTAAAAATACTTATGTTTCTATACCTATGACTTTTATTAAACTTGGTTATGAAATATATTTTACAGATGAAAAATGGAATGAATATTACAATATAACAAATAAAGTAATAGATGCTGCTGTATTATGGAGAGCTAATAGTTATATACCTAATACTCTTATGAGTATAAGTTTTCAATATAGAAAACATTTAAATCTAGGTAGAGGTGGTATGATTCTATGTCAAACTCTTGAAGAATATAATACTCTTAAAGCAATGTCCTATGATGGTAGAGATTTGTCTATTTCTCCTTGGCCTTTACAAAATATAAATACTATTGGCTACCACTATTATATGACTCCTGAAACAGCACAATTTGGTTTATCTAAACTACCTAAAGCTATAGATTCTATACCTAAATATGGTACATATATAGACTATCCTGATCTTAGTAAAATGGATGTATTTAATAAATGAATATAGGTATAATTGGGTATGGAATAGTAGGAAAAGCTACTGAACAAACTTTTATTAAAGATCATAAATTAACTATATTTTCTTTAGATAAAGGATTGTTTAAAAATTTATTAGTCTGTGATTTGGTATTTATATGTATACCTACAAATACTATAGATGATATAGAAATTATTAAAGATTATTGTAAAAAACTACATATGCCTGTGATAATAAGATCAACTGTTACTCCAGGATTTACAAGTTCTTTATCTACTAATATAATGTATATGCCTGAATTTTTAAGAGAAAGATGCTGGCAAGCAGATGCTAAAACTTCCTATAAAGTATTAGGCTCTAATCATCCGGTAGACCCTATAATACTTAAATTTTTACAGTATCCAAAAATAATACCTACAGGAGAAGCAGAAATGCTTAAATTAATGAGTAATGTATATGCTTCTTTAAAAATTACCTTCGCTAATCATATGTATAACTACTCTAATGTTTTAAATATAGATTACGATATTGTTAGAGAACTATTACAAGACACCTACACTAATCAAGATTATTTACAAGCCAATGATAATCTAAGAGGTTTTGGGGGTAAGTGTCTTCCAAAAGATTTAGATTTATTACTACACGAAATGGAATCGTATGGTCTTACAGAGTCTCTTATTACTTCTATTAAACGAGATAATACTTTATGGCCTATTACTATTCGTAAGGATTAAGTTCCACCCGTTAAGATTACAATCTTAACGATAACTCACCTTAAAAAAGGAAAATAATGTTAAATTTAATTAAAATGTTTGCAGTAGTTGTTGCAACAATAGTAATGTCTTTGCCTGTTTATGCAGACAAAGTTAAAGTAGGGTTCGTATATGTTGGACCAACTGGCGATCATGGCTGGACTTATCGTCATGATATTGGAAGACAAGATGTAGAAGCACATTTTGGAGATCAAGTAGAGACATTTTATGTAGAAAGTGTTAAAGAAGGGCCAGATGCAGAAAGAGTTATTAACTCTATGGTACTAAAAGGTGCTGATATTATCTTTACTACATCATTTGGATATATGGACGCGACATTGAAGATGGCTAATCGTTATCCAAATGTTAAGTTTGAACATGCTACTGGATATAAGCAGGCTGCAAATATGTCAAGTTATGGACTTCGACTATATCAAGCTAGACACGTTCAAGGTGTTATTGCAGGTCTTATGACTAAATCGAATAAGATTTGTTATATTGGCGCATACCCAATTCCAGAAGTTATCCGTGAAATTAATACATTCTTTATGGGTGCGCGTAGTATGAATCCAGATGTAGAAATGGATATTGTATGGGTAAACACTTGGTATGATCCAGGAAAAGAATCTGATGCAGCTAAAGTCTTGATGTCTCAAGGGTGTGATATGGTAGCACAACATACTGACTCACCTGCGCCTATGCAAGCGGCTGAACAACAGGGAAAATTTGGTTTTGGTCAGGCATCTGATCAGATTTCGTTCGCACCAAAAGCACAACTGACTGCCACTATTGATAATTGGTCACCTTACTATATTCGTAAAGTGCAAGCCGTAATTGATGGTAATTGGGAAAGTGAAGATTATTTTGGTCATATGAATGAAGGTGTTGTTATGATGGCACCATTCACAAATATGCCGTTTGCTGTTCGTGCTAAAGCTGCTGATATTATGCAACAGATCAGCGATGGTGAATATTTTGCTTTCACTGGGCCAATCAAAGATCAAGCAGGTGAAATTCGTATTCCAGAAGGTCATGTGGCTACTGATGTAGAACTTAACACAATGGATTACTA